AGGCCAAGCGGCGTGTGGCGGTGCGGCGGATGGAGCAGCTGGGTTTGCCGATTGACGATTATGCAATGGGCTTGAACGACAAGCAGCGCGACTGCGCCCATGCACGGATGGCACTGGCGGCGGAGGTACTGCGGCTGCATGAGGTAACCGGCTTTGGTATTACGGATGCGGTTGATTTTGTAGTGCGGCAGGTGGAAAGCGGGCAGTTATCGGAAACGCTGGCTTATTTGGTGCCGGTGGCCAATGCCCGCGCCAACAACCAACGCGGCATCAGTGTACGCACGTTGAAAGGCTGGGTGGCGGCCTATCGCGCCGCCGGTTCGCCCAATGCGCGGTTGGCCGCTTTGGCACCGCGCCCGACCAAAACAGAGACACCGGTGGTGCAGATTGCCTGGCTGGCCGACTTTATGGCGCACCACTGCCGCCCGAGCGCCCCGAAGCTGGCACACAGCTATCAGGAATTTGCCAAAGGCTGGCTTACCGCCCAACCGGCCTACGATCTGCCGAGCTTGGACACGGTGCGGCGGGTGTGGAAAAAGCTGCCGCAGATTATGCAGCAGCGCGGACGGATGACGGGTGCGGCCTACAAATCGCTGCTGCCCTATATCCGGCGCGACTGGCAGGCGCTGCGGCCGAATGATGTGTGGATCGGCGACGGCCACAGCTTTAAAGCCAAGGTGCAGCACCCGATCCACGGCCAGCCGTTTAAACCCGAAGTAACCGTGATTATCGACGGCTGCACCCGCATGGTGGTGGGGTTTAGTTTTTCGCTTGCCGAAAGCTGTGTGGCAGTAGCGGATGCACTGCGTATCGGCATCAAGCACAACGGCGTGCCGCTGATGTACTACTCCGACAACGGCGGCGGCCAAACCGGCAAAACCATCGACCATGAAATCACCGGCCTGACCGCACGGCTGGGCATCCACCATGAAACCGGCCTGCCGGGCAACCCGCAGGGGCGCGGCATCATCGAGAGATGGTGGCAGGACAACCTGATCCGGCTGGCGGCGCAATACGAAACCTTTACCGGCTCCAGCATGGATCGGAGCACGCAAAACCTGCTCTACCGCAAAATGGACAGCGCGTTTAACGCATGGCGACAGGGCAAGGAATTGACACCCGAGCAGCAGCGCTACAAGGCCAAGCTGCCGAGCTGGCAGCAGTTTATGGCGGATGTGATGCAGTGTATTGCCGATTACAACAACCGGCCGCACAGCGAATTGCCGAAAAACGCCGACGGCGTGCACTACACCCCGCTGCAATACCGCGACCTGCGGATGCAGCAGGAAAACCTCGCGCCCGACCTGCTGGCCGAAGCGGAGCTGGACGTGCTGTTTAGGCCGCAGGAAGTGCGCAAGGCGGCACGCGGGCAGATTGAGCTGTTTGGCAATGTGTATTTTTCGACCAATTTGGCCGAACTACACGGCGAAGACGTGCGGGTGGCCTACGACTACGACGATGCCGAGTGGGTGTATGTGTACAAGATGGACGGCAGCTTTGTGTGCAAAGCCAAGGTGGACGGCAACAAACGCGCGGCCATGCCGATTACGGTGCGCGACCAGCTGGCGGAAAAACGTGCCAAAGGCCGCATCAAACGCGCCGAAAACACTATCCGGCTGGCAAAAGAAGAAACCCGCCCGGCCATCGAGCACCAGCCCGATTTTGGCCTGCTGGTTGGCAATGGGAGCTACGAACCCGTGCCGGCGAAAAAACCTCAGATTTTTATGTTTGAGAGCGACCGCGACGAATGGGAGCGGACGCAGGCGAAGTAAAACAGGCAGCCTGCGGCAACAGGCTACCTGAAACCCTGAAACCCCTTTTTACAAGGATTTTAAAGATGAGTATCAGACAGGATTTACAAGACTATATCAGCGATAACGGCCTCTCGCAATCGGCGGTGGCGCGTGCCGTGGGCGTCACCTCGCCCGTGGTGAACCAATACCTGCACGGCAAATACCCGGGCAATGTGCAGGAAATCGAACGCAAGATTGCCGCCTATCTGCAAAAGCAGCGCGAGCGCGAAGCCGAAAGAAAGCTGGAGGTGGACTATGTGCTGACGACTACGGCCAAGCGGGTGCGCGACGTGCTGCGGCTGGCACACGTAGAAGGTGAAGCGGTGGTGCTGTTCGGGCAGGCCGGCTTGGGCAAAACCAGTTCGCTGCGCGAATACTGCAAACAGGCACCCGACGCGCTGATGATTGAGACCGACCCGACCTATACCGCCAAAGTGCTGCTGCAAAAGCTGGCCGCCATGCTGGGCGCAGAGGGCAAAGGTAGCCTGAACGAGCTGATGGATGCGGTGGTGGGCAGGCTGAAAGACAGCGGCCGCATCATCTTGGTGGACGAGGCGGAAAACCTGCCGCTGCGGGCGCTGGAATGCCTGCGCCGCGTGCACGATAAAACCGGCTGCGGTTTGGTGTTGGCCGGGATGCCTAGGCTGCTGGTCAACCTGCGCGGCAAAAACGGCGAATTGAAACAGCTCTACAGCCGCATGGCCTTTAAGCTGGATTTGGGCGAGAGCGTGCCGGATGAAGACTTGGCGCAGATTGTTGCCCAAGCGATGCCGGATATGGATGAAGAGGCTGCCGCCGAACTGGTGCTCACCGCCGCAGGCAACGCACGGCGGCTGGACAAAATGCTGCGCGGGGTGGTGCGGCTTGCCCGGATTAACCGGCAGGAGCCCTCCGTGGAAATGGTACGGCAGTTTGCCGAGATGTTGATCCATTAAAGCAGGCCGTGTGAAAAACGCAAAAGGCCGTCTGAAAATAAGAAAGGTTAAAAAATGAGAATCAGATATGAAAAAAGGGTGATTAAGAACGGATTGTTCGAATATGAAGGTAATTTCTACACTTTTACCGGCCTTCCGGACGGCGGCGATGAAGGCGTGGAAATCTTGGTTGGGAAAAATAAAAAAGGCAGGGTCATTGCCAAATACCCGAAAGACAAGTGGGAAGAATATCGGGCGAGATAAATCCAAGCCCTTGGTGTGTCTATATTTTTTTGCCTGCTATTTATAATAAATAATTGTTTTGTAGAGGTTTTATAAAAATGGAAGAGTTAAAAATCAAACTGGTGCATTGGGCGGTGGCGGTGCCTGCGGCCTGGATGATGGCCGCGCTACCCTCGTGCGAAGCCGTACCCGCAGTGCGGCAGGAAGCCGTGCAGATGCATATTGCCGATTGGGAAGAACGGACGGTATCGGTCGAATCCCCGCCGCAGGGACGCATGGCGGAATGGCCGATGCCGGGCGAAGTGCCGCCGATGCCGTTTGAGCCGACCGAGGAAGATTTTGAATCGGGGTTGGCGCGATGAGTTGGGGCAGGCGTTACAGCGACCCCTTCGCGTTCGGCCGCCATGTCGGCAGCCTGCGCAGCAGGCGGTGGGGGCGGTATCCGGAAAAGACGTATGAGGATTACAGGCGCGAAGAAGCGGAAGTGATTTTTTGAAGGATGAGGATGTTGAAAATGGATAAAGAAAAGGTATTGGACAAGATTAAAAAGTGTTTGGCTTTAGGCGAATCGGCCAACGAACACGAGGCGGCGCAGGCCATCCGGCAGGCACAAATCCTGATGAAAAAGTACGGCGTCAGTGAAATAGATGTGGAGCTGTCTGCCGTAACCGAAAAAGGCGTGGCTTGCGCCTCAAGCCTGCCGACTTGGCATCAAGTCCTGATTGCCCAGTGCGCCAAGGCATTCGGGGTTGAGTGCTACCAGCAAACGCAGTGGGGTTTGGCCGAAGCGCGGTTTTTCGGTATCGGTATCAAGCCGGAGCTGGCCGCATACGCTTACGAGGTGCTGCTGCGCCAGCTGAAAAAAGAGCGGCGCGAGTACATTAAAACCGAGCTTAAAGCGGTGCGCCTGACGCGTAACAAAACCGCCCGTGCCGACCAATTTTGTACGGGTTGGGTATATGCAATCGTGAAAAAAGTGGAGGAATTTGCCGCCGAACCGGCAGAAAAAGAGGTGTTGGCACACTACAAACAGCAGATGGGTGATATGGGGCAGGCCAAAAAGCGCGATGTGCGCAGCGGCACGAAAGCCAGTCAAGTGTTGGATTTGGCTGCCGGAGTAAGAAAAGGCCGAGAGGCGCAGCTGTACCACGCGATGGATGGCGGTGAAGAGCGGAAGCAGTTAGGGGTAAATGGACAAGGATGAAAAGAAATGAACGCAAAAGAACTGTTGGAATGGCTGGAAGAGCGCGGCGAGCTGTACATCTGCAAAGCAGACGGCGGCAGCTATACCGTCGTCGCACGGGCGGCTGACGGCGTGTTAAAGACGGCGGAGGCGGCCACGCTGGGCGAGGCGGTTTTGATGTGGGAGGAAATGTGATGAGTATCGATAAATTTGATCCTAAAAAAAACCCTAAATACATTGGCTATATTTTCCGGTTTTTGAAGAAAAAATCCAAACTGCGTGAAACTTTAGGAGCTTATCCGCGAATTGTTAAGTTTAAAGATGGATTAGGCTGGTATATCGGCTGGTTTATTGATGACGGTCTTGGAGACTTTATTGGTAGCAGGATTTGTTACGCCTCCGAAATAACAGATGAGACATGTTATTTAATTAAAAACTCTGAAACGGAGGTTGTCGCCGAAGTCAAATGGGATGAATACGAACGTGTCGGAGGGTGTGCATTAACTAACCAGCATCACAAATGGGTCTATGCCAATAAGCAATCACGCAAATGCCGCCACTGCGGAATATGGGAACGGAAAGTCGTCAAAACCGTTAAGACGGTTGAACGGCGAACATTATGGGAGAGCGAGTCATGAACATCAAATGCCCGAACTGCGGCGCGGTGCATAGCCTAGACAGCCTAATTAACGATACCGACGCATCGGCGGTGCTGAAGGCCGTGTTGGATATGGATGCCGAGTTGGGCAAGGCGGCCATCCGCTATATCGGCCTGTTCCGCCCCGCCAAGTCGCAGTTGAGCTGGTCGCGGACGGCGAAACTGTTGAACGAGCTGCTGCCGTCTATTAAGGCTGCAACCGTCGAACGTGACGGCGTGTCCTACTCCGCCCCTACGGCGGCATGGATACATGGCTTTACCGAAACGCTGGCTGCGCGCGATGCAGGCCGTCTGAAAACGCCGCTCAAATCGCATGGATACCTGTACGAAATCGTCAGCAAATGGCAGCCGTCGGCCGCTGCGGTAGTGCCTGCCTGTCCGATGCCTGCGGATGCGGCGGCAGTCAATACCAAGCTGCGGCAGGGTGTACACGCACTGACACAGTGGGCGGGCGAAGACTGGCTGAAACAGGAAATTGCGGCAGGTTTGTCCCTGCTGGCCGCACAGAACCTCAAAGGCCGTCCTGCGGCGCAGGATTTGCCTGTTTTGGCCGCGCTATGGGAGCAGAGGTTGATGGATCACGCGGTTGGACGCGGAGAAGTGAAGCTGATTGCGGAAACGGACAGGATGCGGATTCAGACGGCCTTTAAGGCCTTACAGGATACGCAGGAATGGCCGAACGTCATCGAGCTGATCCGCGCCCTGCCGCCGCGCCTGATACCTCGTTCGATGTTGGCGAAACCGCAACCTGACCGGGCAAAAGGACGGGAAGAGTTGGCCAAAGTCAGACAGACTTTAAACCGGAAAGGAAATGAAAAATGAAATTGTCAGAAACCGAAGAAGCAATACTGGCTGAATTTATCGGCTACTACTGGTTGTTATTTGCCATGTGGTGCGAAGAAAACGGCCATACGGTAGGAGATGCCGAATCAATCAGGGTCAAACTGGAAAGCCCTTAATCATCAACTAGCAAAAAGGAAAACCAAAATGGCGAAACAACGTATCAAACAGGCCGCGATTGAAGCGGCACAGGACAAGGGCGAAGTAACCGCCCACATCCGCCGCATCGGCGACCTCGCCCGTGAAGTGAAACGGCTTGAGGCCGAGGCGGGCGACAAAAAGGCCGCAATCGAAGAGGAATATGCCTCTCTTGCCGCACCTTTGAAGGCCGAAATCGAAGGCCTGACGGCCGGCGTATCGGCCTACTGCGAAGCGCATAAGGACGAGCTGACCGAAAATGGCAAAACCAAAACAGTGGACTTTACCACCGGCCTGGTCAAATGGCGCATCCGCCCGCCCAGCGTGAAGGTAACCGGCGTGGCCGCAGTCTTAGCATGGATGAAGGAAAAAACCGCCTTTGCGGAATTTATCCGCACCAAGGAGGAAATCGACAAGGATGCCGTCCTCAATCAGAAAGAGCGGTTTGCCGACGGCCAAGTCCCCGGCCTGAAAATCGTCAGCGGGCTGGAAGACTTCGTCATCGAGCCGACCGAGCAGGAATTGGCCTAAATCACCGGCGGCCTCGGTTGAGGCCGTCTGAAAATCTAACCGACAACAAGGAACAAAATTATGTGGTTTAAGCAATGCAAAGCCTACCGGCTGCCTGAAACCCCGGATGCGGCCGTTTTAGCCAAGGCGCTGGACGAACACCGTTTTGTGCAGCCCGGCGGGTTGGATTGGTTTGGCGACGGTTTTGCCGTACCGCAGCCGTTTGGCGACGAGCTGGTATTTGCTGCCAACAAGACCTTGGGTATCTCCCTGAAGCGTGAAGAGCGGGTGCTGCCGGGTGCGGTCATCAAAACCGTCTTGGATGAAAAAATCGCCAAAATCGAAGCAGAGGAAGCCCGCAAAGTCGGCCGCAAAGAAAAGCAGGAGCTGAAAGAGCAGATTACCGACGAGCTGCTGCCGCGCGCCTTTACCCGCGCCAGCCGCACCGATGCAGTCTTGGCCGATGGCTACCTGCTCATCAACCAAACCGGCAACAAAGCCGAAACCCTGTTGAGCCACCTGCGCGAAGCACTGGGCGGACTGCCGGCTCACCCTACCTTTACCCGCCACTCCGTATCTGAGTTGATGAACCAATGGCTGCTGCGCGGCGAGGCCGACGGGCAGTTTGAATTGGGCGACTACGTGGCTTTGGTCGGTGCGGGCGATATGGCACCGGAAGTACGTATTAAGCGCGAAGATGTAACCGCCGAAGAGGTGGTGCGGCATGTGAAAAACGGTAAGCGCGTGGTCGAACTGGGCTTGGTATGGCGTGAGAGCGTGGTATTGGTGCTGACGCAGGATTTGACCTTGAAGCGCATCAGCTACCTAGACCACTTGCAGGAGGAAGCCGAGAGCCACGGCGACGATGCCACCGGCAATGCCTTTGCGTCGCAAATCATCATGGCTCATGCACTGACCGGCATATTGGACGAGCTGGCCGAATTATTGGGCGGCTGGCAGGAGTAATCATGAACAAAGTCATTATCTATAACCTTGATGCACCTGGGCTGGCAATGAACTACGCTGCCACAGACCGATTTTTAGAAACCGAAATCCCCGATGATTGGAATGAAATGAGCGATGAGGAGCAGGATGAGTATGCCCGTGAACAGTTTTATCAGCAGTTTTCATGGAGCTGGCAGGTAGTAGACGCGTAAATCAAAAAATTACACTATGTGTAAATGTGTAATTTCTGAATTTTAAGAACCCGCGCGGCACGGTTTGCCGCATTTAAACCACTTTAAACGGAGTTAAAACCATGAAAAAAAAGCGAATTGATTAGTGTACTGGCCAAACACGCCGACGTCAGCAAAACCGAAGCCGAGCGCGTGCTGGCCGCGCTGGAGCAGGCGGTGAAGGTCGAATTGCTCGAAGGCGGCGAAGTTACCCTGCCGGGCATCGGCACACTGGCCACGGCCCAACGCGCCGCGCGGCAGGGGCGCAATCCGAAAACGGGTGAGACGATTGCCATCCCCGCCACACGCGCGCCGAAGTTTAAACCGGCCAAAGGGCTGAAGGATTTGCTCAAGGGTTGATGGCTGATGATAACGGGCGGTGGTATGAACACCGCCCTTTTCAATGGGGCGACAAATGAAATACAAGACCAAGGCGCAGCGGAAACGGCGGATGTGCGGTGGCAAAGTCGGACATGACAGCAAAGAAGCCGCCATTGTCGCTATCCGCAAAACTCGCGCCGAAAATCAGAAAAACGGTACTGTACGTGCCGTTGCACTGAAGGCCTATCTCTGCCACTGCGGCAAATGGCATATCGGGCATGGCAAACGGTTGGATTGGAAATATCTGGAAAAAATATTGTGAGCCGCACGAAATCGAAGGCCGTCTGAAATGGGAAAAACCTGTTTCAGACGGCCTTTTTTTATTTGCCAACAATCGGTTAAATACTATATATAGTATTAAATTTCTGTATAATAGCAAATATTTTACTAGATATGGTATTTTAATCATGAAAAGCCGCAACGGACTGATTGCCAAAATCAAGATCGCCCAAAAAGAACTCGGGATGGCCGAAGAGGCCTACCGCGCTATGCTGTTGCGCATCACAGGTAAAAACTCGTGCGCGGTAATGGATATCGGCGAGCTGGAGCGCGTGGCAGACGAAATGCGCCGCTTCGGCTTCAAACCGTCTACGTCTACGTCTACGGCACGCGAGAAGCACGGCAGGCCGCACCTGCGCCGCACGACGGCTGCTGCGATGATGGACAAGGTGGAAGCCCTGCTGGCCGACGGCGGCTATCACTGGAACTACGCGCATGCGATGGCGCGGCGGATGTTCGGCCGTGAAAAAGTCGAGTATCTGGACAACGATCAGTTGCACAAGTTGGTGGCGGCTTTGCAGATTGCCGCCAACCGTCGGAAGGGGAAATAATGTCGTTTGAACTCTATGATGAAACGGATTTTGAAGCGGTGCGCCACCTGCTGCCGGATAGCGTGATGGAAATGGTGGGGCTGATTGGCGCCGAGCCGACGCTCGCTCTGTTGCGCGCCTACGGCGGCACCACCTTTCCGGTGTCCTGTAATGTGAAGCGTGCCGGACAGGCTACTTACGCCGCTTTGGCAGAAGTGGTGGGCGAACAGGCGGCAGACAAGCTGTGCCGCGCCTTCGGGCAAAGGCAGCGGTTGTGGCTGCCTAAATGCGAACGGGCGGTGCGCGAGCTGCTGCACCGCAAAATACGCCGCCAGTTTGACGAGCTGGTGAGCCGCGATAAGATGACCGCTTTTTGGGCGGTGCAGAATTTGGCGCAACGCCATCACCTTACCGACCGCACGGTGTGGGACATCCTCAAAAAGACCGACAATGCCCCACCGCCGGAGAGTGGTCAACATGCGCTGTTTTAAGGGTGTGAACCGCCTCAAGCATTTTTAGACGGCCTGCCGATGGACAATAACCCCAGTGTAACCACTGGGGTTTTTATCATGTTTATTACGATTACAGCCGGACATTCCAACACCGACCCGGGTGCCGTGAACGGCAGCGACCGCGAGGCGGACATCGCACAGGATATGCGCAATATCGTGGCCTCTATCCTGCGCACCGATTACGGCTTGGAGGTTAAAACCGACGGCGAAGGCAAGGGAAATTTGCCTCTGCGCGAAGCCGTGAAACTCATCAAAGGCAGCCGCTTGGCTATCGAGTTCCATACCAATGCGGCACTCAATAAAACCGCGACAGGCATTGAAGCCTTATCCACCCCGAAAAACAAGGCGGCCTGCCAGCGTATATGCGCGGCGGTAGCCGATGCCAGCGGCTGGAAACTGCGCGGCGAGGGTGGCTATAAGCCCGACAACGCCGGGCAGCACAGCCGTTTGGCCTATGCGCAGGCGGGCGGCATTATCTTGGAGCCGTTTTTTATCAGCAACGATGCGGATTTGGCGCAGTGGAAGCAGACCAAGTGGAGTATTTGCCGCGCGGTGGCGACGGCCATTGCCCGCGAGTTGGGCGTTAATGGAAAGGCCGTCTGAAAATGAAAAAGTCTTTGATTGCTTTGTGTCTTGCGGCTTTGTCTACCAATAACCCCGAATGGTTGATCGCACCGGAGCGTATCGGCCGTCTGAAACAGCATCCAAGCCTGCGTTCGGGTAAGTCGGGCGTGACCGCTGCCAGACGGGCCAAACGGCGCAGAAAGGCGAAACGATGAATAAGTTTGGCACTTGGCTGGCCGGGAACTTTACCAACCCGGCCACGGGGCAGGCCAGCCACACCAAAATTTGGACCAACATCGCCTACGCGGTCATGACCTATAAGTTTGTGATGGCTCCTGAGCCTGTGGAGTGGATGTGGTGGGCTTACGGCGGCATTGTGGGCGGTTTTGCCTTGGTACGGCGTGGCTTGTCGGTTATCCCGCAGCTGGCGGCCATCAAACAGGAAACGGAGCGCGAAAATGATGTGGATGCCCCTACTGAGTAAGCTGCTGCCCGCAGGTAGTCTGTGGAAAAAGCTGCTGCCGCTGCTGTTGGCTCTGACTGTGGCGGCCACCTGCTACCGCGCAGGCTACCTGAACCGCGACGGCAAAGCCAAAACCGAGATGGCCGCGGTGGCCGCCGCACACCAACAGGCACAGCTGGAGGCGGAACGCGCCTACAGCGCCAAACTGGCCGAAGTGGCGTCGGAGCGGCAGAAATGGGTTGATTTTGCCCAGAGCCAATCCGTGAAGCTGGCCGAAGCCAACCGCCGATTAGATACCAAAACCACCCAAATCAAACAGGAGATACCTCATGCGATTGCACGCGACAAACGCACCGGCGGCTGTTATAGCGGTCTTGGTGCTGACAGCTTGCGGCTCTACCGCCAAGCCTTCGGCTACAGCGCCGATTAAGGTGGTGGAGCGGCCGACCTTGCCGCCTGCTCCGGCGGAACTGTTGGTGGATTACGAACGCCCCGCGCCGCCCACTTCGGGTAGCCCGGAAGCCCTGCTCAACCATGCCGCCGAGTACGGCGCATGGTGCGGCAAACGCGATGCGCAGGCCTCCGGCTGGCAGCAGTGGTACCGCAACGGACAGGGGGAGAATCGTGAGTAGATACCGCGAACTGGTGCAACACCGCTTGGCGGTGTGCCACGCCGGTATGGAGCTCAAGCTGGCCCGTGCCCGCGAACAGGAGCCGTTTGTACTGGCGGTGGAGCGCAAATTATCGGCAGGCAGTTGGGATTACCGCATGGGCATGACCCCGAATTTCGGCGTGGTGTTTACCGTGCTGCCATGCCGCCTACCGCTCAAAGAGCAATATCAGGCAGTCAAGGCTGATCTGTCCGCATACTGGGAGGTGGAGTTTGATGTGCAGGCAGGGCGACCGTACCTGCATGTGAGCAGCCGTACCGACGAGGGCATCGATTGCTGTGTGGTATTTGACGGAGACGATGATGGCTGCTGAATTTTTAACCATCGATTATGTATTTCAGGGTGCCATCGGCATCGTGATGACGGTGTTATGGCGCTACATCGGCAAGGTGGATGGCAAGTTTGATTCCGTGCAAGCCGAGAATCACGCTTTGCGCGAACGCCTGCACGAGGTGGAAAAAGTCTATCAAACCAAAGCCGAAGCCCGGGAATACAAGGGCGAAGTGTTGGAGTTGTTACGGGAAATCAAGAGCGACCTCAAACAGGTTAGCGATAAATTAAACGAAAAGGCCGATAAAAAATGAGCACCCCTTACCAAGACCCGGTCGTGGAAATGCTGCGCGAAATCAGCGCAAAACAGGATTTAACAATTGCCAAACAGGAGGCAATGGACAAGCGGCTGTCTGAAATACAGACCGATTGCCAGCGCATTGCCCGGACCAACGGCAGTTTGGCCGGTGCGGTATCCGGCGCGGTGAGCGGCGGCGTAGTGGCCACCGGCATTGCCTTTATCCGCGCTAAATTCGGCTTTTAAATTGGATTGATTATGGCTCACCCGAAAGAAACCCGCGACCGCCTGCGCCAGCTGTATGTATCCGGCAATCAAACGCTGGAGACGGCGGCGATCATGTGCGGCACCACGCAGGCTACCGCGCGGCGCTGGCGCGAACAGGCGCGCGAGAACGGAGACGATTGGGACAAAATGCGCGCCGCCTACACGCTGGCCGGCGGCAGCATCGAGGAGCTGGGGCGGGCAACGATGGCCGGCTTCTTGCAGCAATACAACTCAACGATGGAGCTGCTGCAGCAGGACGGCGACCTAGGCCCGGCGGAAAAGGTCAAGCTGTTGGCCAGTTTGGCCGATGCCTATAACAAGACCGTGGCGGCCAATGCCAGAATCCTGCCGGAAACCAGCAAGCTGGCCACGGCGTTGGAAGTGGTGGAATTGCTGGTGCAGTTTGTATCGGAAAAACACCCCAAACAGCTGGGGGCACTGGCAGAGGTGCTGGAGCCGTTTGGGGCGGAGGTGGAACGGAAGTTTGGTTAACTATGGCTTTAACTTGGGAGTGTGTTTTTCAGGCGGGTAAATGATGTCGTTTATCTCTGCGGCTAATTCTTCATCGCTCCAGTCATCAAGCCCGGCTTTAAATGTCTTGCGGAGGTTGAAAACAATATCTTCGACCGACAAGCCAAGAACGTTCAGTTTTTTAATTTCATCAATGACATTTTCAGGTAGCCTTAGCATCTTAATCTCCTATGAAAAATAAAGAGTTTTTAAAACAACTATCCGCTATCGCCGACCAACTGCGGCGCACCATTGAGGCGGAAGTGGTAGGCTTTGAATCGACCCCGGCGGCCATCGCGGAGCGCCGGGCTAAGGTATTCGATCCGCTAGGCGGCTTCGAATACTTTGTTTACACCTACTTTCCCCATTATGTGCACACGGCGGAAAAGTCGCAACTGCACGAGTTTTTGTTTACGAGGCTACCTGAAGTCCTGCGCGAGCCGAAGGGCGTGCCGGAGGCGACAGGCGCGCCGCGCGGCGAAGGTAAATCCACGCTGGTAACCCAGCTGTTTACTCTGTATTGCATCGTAACCGAGCAGAAGCATTACTGCGTAATCGTGATGGACAGTATCGACCAAGCCTACCCAATGCTGGAGGCGATTAAGGCCGAGCTGGCTTATAACCCGCGCTTACTGACCGACTTCCCGGAGGCGGCGGGCGCAGGGCGGGTGTGGCAGGCGGGTACGATTGTGACCGCCAACGACATCAAGGTGCAGGTGGCGGGCTCGGGCAAAAAACTGCGCGGCCTGCGCCACGGCCCTTACCGCCCGGATTTAACCATCTTGGACGATATCGAGAACGACGAGCAGGTACGCAGCCCGGAGCAGCGCAAAAAACTCAACGACTGGCTGGATAAAACCATCCTGCCTTTGGGCGGCGTGGGCATGAAATACGATGTGATTTACATCGGTACCATCCTGCACTACGACAGCGTGCTGGCGCGAACTTTAAATAACCCGTTTTGGCACCGTAAAAAATTCCAAGCCATGATCCGCTGGCCGGACAATATGGCGCTGTGGGAGCAGTGGGAAGAGCTGTACCGCAACGAGGGCGAAGCAATGGCGTTGGCGTTTTACCGCGCCCACCGCGCGGAAATGGAGGCCGGCGCGGTTACCAGTTGGGCGGCACGCGGGGTGCTGGAGCTGATGACTATCCGCGCCCGCGTGGGGCATGCGGCGTTTGACAGTGAGTACCAAAACGACCCGGTGTCCGGCGATGCCGCACCGTTTGCCAACAGCCTGCATTTTTGGGTACAGCGCGATAACGAGTGGCTGTTTTTCGGCGCCTGCGACCCATCGCTTGGCAAAGCTGGTGCGAGCCGCGACCCGTCGGCGCTGCTGGTGGGCGGCTTTAACAAGCGCACCGGCGTACTGGATGTGGTGGAGGCGCAGATTAAAAAACGCCTGCCCGACCGCATTATTGAAGACATCATTGCGCTGCAACGGCAATACCATTGCCTGTTGTGGGGCATCGAGACGGTGCAGTTTCAGGAGTTTTTAAAAACAGAGCTGGTGAAACGCGGCGCTGCGGCTGGCGTGCCGATTCCGGCGCGCGGCATCAAGCCGGTGGCGGATAAGCTGCTGAGGATTGAGAGCCTGCAACCGCATATGGCCAACGGCCTCATCCGCCTGCACGCCAGCCAAAGCACGCTGATCCAGCAGCTGCGGCATTTTCCGATGGCCGACCACGATGATGGCCCAGACGGGCTGCATATGCTGTGGATGCTGGCACAAAGCGGCTTCGGCGCGATTGACTACACCGCCGTGCCACGCCATAACGACAGTAACGGGGTGCTGACTTTCGGCAGCGGTGCTTGGTAACAACCCGCTGAGGCGGCTCAAACGGTTTCAGACGGCCTTACATCTGACAATAGCGGCAAGATTAACTGCATCTTGCCGCTTAATTATGTCTATCAAATCCCGTTTTACCGCCGTTTTATCCGCTATTACAGGCAACACCGAGCCTGCGCCGAAAGCACCGCGCAAGGGCGAGCAGACCGCGCAGCTGGCCAAAGCCCGCGGCACCATCGGCGAGCATCCGAGCAAGGGACTGACGCCGCAGAAATTGCATCAAATTTTAGAGGGGGCGGAAGACGGCGACATCACGGCGCAGTCGGAATTGTTTGCCGATATGGAGGAAAAAGACGGCCACATCTTTGCCGAGATGAGCAAGCGCAAACGTGCTTTAACCGGCTTGGATTGGCGGGTATCCGCCCCGAAAAATGCCGATGAGGCCGGGCGGCAGCTGGCGGAAGAGGTGGCGGGCTGGCTCTACGGCCTGCCGGACTTTGAGGCGCTGCTGTTTGACTTGCTGGATGCGCTCGGCCACGGCTTCGCCGCGGTGGAAATCAGCTGGCAGCAGGTGGACGGCTTATGGCTGCCGGCCAAGTTTACCCACCGCCCGCAGGGTTGGTTTACCCTGAAACACAACCAGCTCAAGCTGCTGGGTGTGAACGGGCAGGAGCCGCAGGAATTGTGGCCGCTGGGCTGGATTGTGCACCGCCATCAGGCGCGCAGCGGCTTCTTGGCGCGCGGCGGGCTGATGCGCTCGCTGGCGTGGCCGTATCTGTTTAAAAACTACTCGGTGCGCGACTTGGCCGAGTTTTTGGAAATTTACGGCTTGCCGGTGCGGCTGGGGAAATACCCGGCCGGCGCGTCGGACAAAGAAAAAACCACCCTGCTCAACGCACTGGTGGGCATCGGCCACAATGCGGCCGGCATTATCCCGGAAACTATGATGCTGGAGTTGTTGGACGCGGCCAGCGGCAGCGGCGACACCTTTATGAGCATGGTGGACTGGTGCGAGCGCACCCAATCCAAAATCATCTTGGGCGGCACGCTGACCACGCAGGCGGACGGCAAAACCAGCACCAACGCGCTGGGGCAAATCCACAATGAAGTACGGCACGACTTGCTGGTGTCCGACGCCAAGCAGCTGGCGGCCACGCTGACCCGGCAGCTGATTGCGCCGCTGCTGTATCTCAACAAGGGCATCACCGACCCCAACAATATCCCCTATTTTGAGTTTGACACCCGCCAGCCGGAAGACATGAAGCTGTATGCCGAGGCGCTGCCCGAATTGGTGCAGCTCGGCATGAAAATCCCGCTGGAATGGGCGCACGAAAAGCTGGCCATCCCACAGGCGGCAGACGACCAAGACATGCTGGCCATGCGTGGTGCCCGGCCGGAACTGCGGCAGGCGCAGGCCAGCCGTTACCGGCAGGTAGCCTTGTCGCGGCAGGGAGAAATCATCTATCCCGACCAGCTGGCGTTGGACGACGGTATTGCAGGCTACCTGAAAAATATTGATTTGCCCGCACTGCTCGAGCCGCTGATTAAGCAGCTCGGCCAAGCCATTGCCGAAGGCGGCAGCTACGAAGAAGCGGCCGAACGCCTGCTGGCGGCTTATCCCCGGCTGGACACGGCGCAGCTGCAAGAGGCACTGGGGCGCGTGCTGTTTGTAGCGGACTTGTGGGGGCAGATCGGTGGGCGCTAATCAAGTGGATTTGGCCTATGCCTTCGGCCTGCCGCCGGAGCGTGCCATCCGTTATTTTGAGACTTTGGGCTACACGGTGCCGACCGATTGGCCGCAGCGGATGCAACAAGCAGCGGCCAAGGCGCAGACCATCGCCGGCATCTACCGGCAGGACGTGGTGGCCGACATCCACCGCGCGCTGGGTGAATCTGCAGCCAAGGGCACGCCGTTTGCCAAATTTAGGGATGCGGTGGAGCGGCAGCTGACGGCCAAGGGGCTGCATCTGGATCAGGCAGGCGATATGGTAGACACCGCCACCGGCGAGTTGCTGGGCAAGGGCATCACGCCGCAGCGCTTGGAGGTGATTTACCGCACCAATATGCAAAATGCCTATATGGCCGGTCGCTGGCAGGAGCTGCAAGACAACCGTGCCGCCATGCCTTATCTGCAATACACCGCCGTTATGGACAACCGCACCCGCCCGCTGCACCGCGAGCTGCACGGGCAGGTGTATCACATCGACGACCCGTTTTGGGATACCTTTTACCCGCCCAACGGCTTTAACTGCCGCTGCACCGTAACCGCCTACAGCGCGGCCGATTTGACCCGGCGCGGGCTGGAAGTGGCCGACAGCGAGGGGCGGTTGGAAGAAGTGTACCGCGTGGTGAACAAGGCGGGCGACACCGAGCCGACCCGCGCCATCCGTTTGGCCGACGGCCGCTCCTTTATGGCCGACCGCGGCTTTGACGGCAATGTGGGCAAGCGGCACTTGGCGCAGCTGGGGCAGTTGCAGATGCAACGGGCGGTGGATTTGCCGCCGCGGTTGGCGAGTATGGCGGTCAATCAGGCATTGGATAACCTGATTTTGCGCCGGGCGGTGGCAGATGATTTGTATCAAGCCTACCAGAAGTTGGTTACGGCCAACCGGCCGCAGAACCAGCCTGCATTTGTCGGCGCGGTCAGCCTCCACACTTTGGATGAGTTGGCCCGCCGGCAATTGCCGTTGCCGCAGAGTGCGATTATTGCCTCATCGGACAGTTTGGTGCGCCATGCCCAACGCTCGGTTAAGGCCGGGGTGGATAAGACGCTGCCGGCTGATTTCTGGCAGCGCTTACCCGACCATATCCGCCAGCCGTTATCGATATATTTTGAGGCGGCGGCCAATGCCGAAACCAACCCGTCCTTGCTCTACTTTTACGCAGACCCGACGGATGCGGATTATCTGTATAAGCTGGTGGTGCAGATGGATTATGACGGCTTCCGCCGCTCGAAAAATCCCACTACGGGCAAGCGTGAAAACCTGATTGTGAATGTGGTGGATACAGGAACGAGAATTAAGAGAGCCGGCACGGATTGGTCTAAATATGTCCTGTTGCACGGGCAGAATTTGAAATAGGGTAAATAAGGCGGTGGTAGGACTTGAACCTACATCATAACCTCGTGATACGAGCTTAACCTTTAGCCTTAGCCTTGCGGCATTACATTAGGAAACTCCCGCCTTATTATTGGATTACAGTATAGCATGATCGAAATCGAAATCAAGACGTTAGAGTTGCAGCAAAACATCAGCCGCGCAGCGCAGGGCTTGGAACAGCGCGGCAGCCTGATGCGCCTGATTGCCGGCAGGCTGCATCAGGCGGTAGATGAAAACTTTAACAGCCAAGGCCGCCCGGCTTGGGCGGGGCTGAAGCTGGGCAGCCAGCTCTCCCGTGCCGGGGCACTAACGAAACGCGGGCAGGTATCGCAGGCGCGGTTTGACAAGTATGTGCGTAATCACAAAATCCTGCAAAAAACCGGCCGCCTGCGCAACAGTATTACCGAGGCCAGCGATAACGACAGTGCGCGGGTGGGCACCAATGTGGCCTATGCCGCCATCCACAACTTCGGCGGGCAAACCGCCGCGCACATGATTTACCCACGCCACAAAAAGGCGCTGGCATGGGCTACCGGGGCGTATCCGGTAAAAAGTGTGAAGCACCCCGGCAGCCGCATTCCGGCACGCCCGTTTATGCAGCTCACGCCGCAAGACGAGCACGAGCTGGTGGAGACGGTGAGCGACTATTTGGCCTCCGTCTGCGGCCTACCGAAAGGCAGCTAAACGACACCCCGCCCAAAATCGCGCCAAACGGCGTTTAAACGGCTTGGGTATGGTTTGGTATATACCTGCGCCCGACCCCCGCTAAAAAACGCGCTTTATAGCCTCTTTATAGCCATCGCGCCGCAGCCGCCCCGTCGGCTGTTTCACCCGCGCCAAAACCAAGTGAGGCGCTTCAAAGATTTTCTCTTCGCTTTAGACCGCACAATGCGGCCATGAACAAGCATACCTCTCACCCGTTTTTACTGGCTGCCTGTTCCGTCCCGGGGGACGGTACCCCGCAGCGCATCCACCTCACTCCCG